AGCAGCGAAAACAAAAAGAAATGGAAGACCGCCGACGTCTTGAAGAGGAACGTAAACGCAAGGAAGAGGAAGCTAAAGCAAAGGCGGAAGCGGAAAAAGTAGCAGCTGAAGTACAGGCCGCTTTTAATGTCAATGCAGTAAATGCATCCGTTAATCAGATAAAGGCAAAAGTTAAGAAAAAGATTCAAATAACCAATCCTTTAGGATACATGATGGCATATCAGATGTGGTTCAACAATGAAGGGAAATATCTGACAATGGAGGAACTAGACAAGATACATAAAAAGATGATTACGTTCTGTGAAAAGACAGCAAACAAGGATGGAGAACAGATACAATCAGAATATGTCAAGTATATCGATGACGTAACGGCAAAATAATATGGAAACTCTTTACTTATCCAGTTGGATTAATTTTGGGAAATACAGAAATAATCCTCAAAATCTAGAAACCATTATTAATACTTCGGAAGGGAGAAGATGGCTGAAGTGGTTAATGGCAAATACCTACAATTTTAAATTCGATCATACTGTAGTCGAACGTTTAAATCTGAAAGAAGAAAATGCAAGATGCGTATTATCAAAGGTCTGAGGTCAGCAATTCTGATCTTACAGAATTAAAAAATATTCTTTATCCCCGGACACAATACGGGGATAAAGAAAAGGCTTTCAAATTTGGCAGCCTTATAGATGCAATGATAACCGAACCGGAACGTGTCAGATACGACAAACGTATGGTTGATGATGTACTTTATTCAGGTGATGATTTTGAACTTGCAGAAGCGATGAAAAGGTCCATACGCTTGGAAGCCAAACGGGATCCTCTTATCCGATTTGCGCTTGAACGTTCTGATAAGCAGAAGTTCATGGTTAACAAACAACAGTCATTCAAGTATGGTGATTTCAGATACACGCTAGATACAAGATGTAAGTGGGATTTTTGGTTCCCTTCAATGCATTTCGGAGGTGATTTGAAAAGCACATTCGCTGAAACGCAGAAACAATTTGATGAAGCTGTTGATTTTTTCGATTGGGATAGAAGCCGGGCCTGGTATATGGATATTGCCGGGAGCAAGCAGGATTTCATTGTTGCAATAAGCAAGAAAAATCAGAAGATTTTCAAGGCTTTCATTAAACGCGATGACGCTATATATCGTAAGGGAAAGGAAAAATATGATGAACTGGCGTTCCGCTGGTGGATGCTTATAGATTGATAACTTGTATATCTTAATAAAAATGGATTTGAATATTACACCAATTGATCAGATTGCTAAAGAACTTGAATCAATAGACGCTTTCTTGAATATAACAATGAGTGAACAGGTTGAAGAAGCTGTACAGAGAGGAAACGACTTGGCCGTCTATATCGCTCGAACCGGGAAACTGTTAGCAGATGCAAAGTATCACCTGAATAATAGTATGAAGTCTGAAGTAATGGATACGCTTAAGGAAACTGCATCAAGAGCAGGAGCAACCTCAAAGGCTATCAATGCCATAATTGGAAGCCTTTGTAAGAAAGAGCAATATCTGGTTGACTGGTGTGATCGTTCGAATAGAACGGCCACCCATCAACTCGAATGGTGTCGTACTTTAATAAGTAAAGCAAAAGCAGAAATGGGGCTTGCACCCCAATTATATAACAATCCTAAATTTTGAATTAAAATGGAAGAAGTAAAAGAACAGCCGAGTTATGAAATTCAAAAAGTAAAAGTCAAGAACAATAAGTTATCGGCTGACTATATCGAAAAGTATCTTGACGCTAATTATTCTAATGAAGTCACTAAGGTTTCAGAACAGTTTGTACATCCTGATTTATTGTATGCACTTAGCAGATTAAAGCCTCATGTTGTGAAGATATGCGAAATGCAGGAGGCTGCAAACGTAAGCATAAAAGATCCTAGCGATGAAGATTTGAATGATAGATTGAAAAACATTGTAGTAACCGGTTACAGTAAGGGTGGATCTGATGAAAGTGCGGGTGTAAGTATTATTGCTCAGAAATTATTATTGAGTGGTCAGGTTCTTAATATCATAGTTCCATTTACAAAGTTCCTCGATGAACAAGGAGACGGGTATGTTTATGCTGATGATCTTAAGAATGAAATAGGCAGGTGCGACTATGAAGTAGATGCCTATTTATTTGGTGGCAAATTTGGTATTAAACAGGAACAGTTTGATTTTGACACTCCAGAAGAATCAGATATTGAAACTATTGACGAAGATAAGCCTAAAAAACGCGGTCGTAGAAAGAAAAACGAGGAAGTTCCTTCAATAGATGTTTACGCATAAAATATAAGTTATGACGATCACATTGCAAAACACAGATAGAGGGCAATGCTTTGCGGTAACATTTGATAGATTTCGCCGACAGGTTGTTGACAGACTTAAAGAGTCTGTCACGACTCGTTGGTGGGATAAACAAACCGGAGCATGGATTATCCCGGCTAACGAAACAGGGAAGGAAGAGCTGAATAAACTTACGTATTTTGTAAGGCATTTTGAACCTGTTATGTGGGGGGATGCTCAAAATAGCATGACGGAAGAAGATGTAGCTTATCAGATTCCAGAAATGCCAATGCTGGAAGGAGATCATTCTCTTAAAATACAGCCTTACCCATACCAGCTTCAGGGCATAGCTCGTGGACTTGTTTTAAAACGATTCATAAATGGTGATGATATGGGACTTGGGAAAACCCTAGAGAGCATTGCTACAATAAATATTGCAGAGGCATTCCCTTGTTTGGTCATTTGTCCGAATGTTGTAAAGATAAATTGGCAACGAGAGTGGCACAAGTTTACAGATAAGAAAGCAATGGTCTTGACGGATTCGGTACGAGATAGTTGGCCTTTCTTTTGGCAGACAGGCATGAATCAAATATTTATCGTGAATTATGAAAGCTTGAAAAAGTTTTTTGTGCGCAAGATTAATAAAAAGGAAAAATGGACACTTCGAGATGTTGAGTTTAACAATACAATAAAGATTTTCAAGTCCGTTATTATTGATGAATCTCATAAGGTTAAGTCTACTGCCACTCAACAGACTAAATTTTGTAAAGGAATTGCTTCCGGGAAAGAATACGTCATTCTTCTTACCGGAACTCCGGTTGTGAATAAACCCAAGGATCTTGTTTCCCAATTAGGAATTATGGATAGGATGATTGATATGGGTGGATGGACAAACTTTATTACACGGTATTGCTCGGGGCCAAATCAGGCAAGTAATCTTAAAGAGTTAAATTACAAATTATGGCAGAATTGCTTTTTTAGAAGAGAGAAGTCAAAAGTGTTGACCCAATTACCCGATAAGGTCCGCCAGATCGTTACTTGCGAAATAACTAACAGGAAAGAATACAATGATGCAGAGCGAGACCTTATTGACTATCTGAGGCGATATAAGGAAGCGGACGATGAAAAGATACAAAAATCGCTGAAAGGCGAGGTTATGGTTCGCATTGGAATTTTGAAGGACATCACCGCCAGAGGTAAACTTAAAGAAGTGATAGATTTTGTTGAAGATTTTAGGGAGAACGGGAAGAAGATTATTCTCTTTTGTAATCTTCATGAAGTTGTCGACAGCCTTATGAATGCCTTTCCTAATGCTGTTTGCGTTACAGGAAGGCAAAATGGACAGGAGAAGCAGGTGGCTGTTGATTCTTTCCAGAGAAATCCTAAGACAGACGTTATCATTTGCTCTATAAAGGCGGCTAGTGCCGGTATTACTCTTACCGCATCAAGCAATGTCGCTTTTATAGAACTTCCATGGACTTATGCAGACTGCGATCAGGCCGAAAGTAGAGCTCATAGAATTGGGCAGAAGGATTCGGTTAATTGTTACTATCTGCTTGGAAGAAGAACAATTGATCAAAAGCTCTATCGTATCATAGAAGAAAAAAAGCATATCAGCAATGCAGTATTGGGAGTCGAAGATAATATTCAGACAAATATTGTTGATATGATGGCAAATATGTTCAACGAAAATGATGAAGAGGAATAGTATTATGGATGGAGTAAAGAAATATTTTGAATGCTTTTGTTTCAATTGAATAATATCCATAAAGCCAAATGGTTTGCTTACAAAAGAGTGAAATTAGCGATGTATTTGATAAACTTGAAAATTTGGAAAAGGGAATTAATGAAAATAAAATAGATGAATATTTGCACTTGTTGAATTTTTGCATTATACTTGCACATTGTTAAAAACGATCAATTTATTAAAGTAATAAGTTATGAAAAAAGTATTCTTTATTTTTGCAATGATGTGTTTGTTTCTTGCCAATGTTAGTGCGCAAGACTCATTTAGTGTAAAACCGGATGGCGTATCTGATGCTAACGGTAATAATTTCATTGTGATAGCTGTTGATGGACTTCAGGCCGATAAAATTAAATCCGGATTAGTAACAGCAATAAAGAGTAAAAATCTTTCTTCTTCATTGAAAATAGATGAGCCGGATTCTAATACTTTGATAGTATCTGATAAGATAGCAGGATTCACAAAAACAGATAAATCTGCAGGTTCAGCATATACGTTTGATTTACTATATTCAATAATTTTCAATATTAAAGATGGAAAGGTTAAGTACAATGTTCCTACTTTTGAAATGGCTTCTGACCAGCAATATAATAGTCATACTTCTATCCTTAGCAACGGAATTCGGTTCAAAATGATCATGGGTATAAAAGGAAAAGATGATGTTTGGAATAGTAAGGAAAAGAAATATTTCATTTATAATGAAAAAGATAAACTAATAGAAAAGTCGACAAAAGAGAAATTGGAGACTTTTTTTAATTCATATATACCTATTGTTCAAAGCATATCAAAAAGTCAAGATTGGTAACTACAAGTATAATTCAGAGGCCTCTCTATTCACATAGGAAGGCCTCTTTTTTTATAACCAACTATTAATTCAAACAAATAAATTTGATGCAATGATCAGAAAATCTTATAATATAATCCAACGCCTACAAAAGGAGTAAGGCCATGAGTGCTGAAACCATATCCACCCATTAATCCCAATCCCCACCGACGGGTATTACTTTTATTAATATATAAGGTCTTGGGATAAATTTGTATTGAGTCTAGTGCAGCGTTATATCCTGATACCCAAGCCTTGTAATCCTGCCCCTTATATACTTTTTGCAATATAGGAATGTATATGGTATCATTCCTGATTACGGTGTCTTTTAATGGAACATACTTT